AAAATTTATAAACTCTATAACATCTAAAGAAAAAAAAATGAACACAGAAACAGATTTAAGCAACCTATCAACAAAAGAAATTGAGGCATTATTGGCAAAAAGAAAATCATCTGAAGCTTCAAAACTAGAAAAGGAAAAACAGCAGTATGAAGCCAATCGCGATGAAACGATTTTCAAGATTATTAATACTGCTGAAACCCTCTTCAAAGAGTTGGGAGAGTTTAAAACATTTTGCCATATCGAAATGGAGAATCAAGCGGTTAAGCTTGAAGGTTATGGTAAGATTCGCTCTAATTCAAAAGGTGGCTTCAGTATCACTAATGCAGATGATACTATGCGTGTAACTCGTCGTCGAGATACAGAGCCAGTTTGGGACGAACGCGCAGGAAAAGGAGTTGAACTGATGAAAGAATTCTTAGGTGATGCCATCAAAAAGCGTGATGTAAAGCTTTATGAAATTCTAATTGGTTTCTTAGAGCGAAACGACAAAGGCGATCTTGAGTATGCTCGTGTAATGGAATTATACAAACACGAGGATAAATTCCAAGATGATCGTTGGAAAGAGGGCTTACGATTGATAAAAGAAGGCTTCTCAAATCATCTAAAAGGCTTTGGCTATGAGTTCAAAACCAAAGCAGCTGATGGTAAATGGCAAACCCTATTGTTGAATTTCTCAAGTATTTAGTATGGAAAAGATTATACAGCTCTTACACATTATTCTGCTGCTAATTATGATAGTTGGATTTGTCTTTTGTGGCTATCTAATTATTATGTGGATTGGAGTATTCAGAAATTGGTTTTTAACCAAAATGGAGAAGTTAAACCAAAAACATAAAGGCTAAAAAATTGGTTAGGTTGGGTCTCCCGGATAGCGATAATTGGCGCAGCTTACAGTTGGGGTGTAAGACAGGTTCGAAACCTGCTCCGGGAACAAAAAACAAAAACACATGACACAAAAATTAATACCAAATAATGTATCGCGTTGCAATAACAACAGCTGCAAAAAAAGAATGATTTGCAAACGATACTTACAGATGCTTAATGATGCAGGAACTCGTGAAGAGAGTATAACCTCATCCATTCGCTTTGAAGATAAAAATTGTCAAAAATTCATAGAACATGACGACAACAACTAAACAAGAACCTCGAAAACCAATAGCTTACTCTGGCAGTGGTTCTGCCATTGCTAACTACTTGTCAGAAAAGCCAAATCAGGGTAATTGGGCAAGTTTTACTAATACAAAGCCAAACCCAGCAAAGCGAAAAGTTTTGTTTTCACTGATGTATCAAGCCCAATGGACTAAAGAAACATATAAAGGTGAAGTTCCTGATTTGGAACGATTGAGCAACTTTTTACAAAGTGAAAAATCACCAGTAAAAAAGAAACTAATTGATATGGAAATTGATGATCTAAAAAAAATCATTCAAGCTTTCAAAGGAATTGTACTATCAACATTTAAGTAATGCCAAAGTGTAATTGTGAACATATTGATCATTGTGATTTTAGTTGCTTGAATGATTATTCTATTGCAGAAGAATGTAACCACCCAAACAAGCTTACTCGTGTTTTGGAAACCTTTGGAATCTGTGAAACTAGCGTTATAGAATGTGCTGATTGTAACGAACAATTAACTAAACCAAAAACTGATTGTTAAGATGAAAAAAATAGAAATACAGCTTACGGCTAGACAATTAAACACTTTAGTGTATTGTTTCAATTTTATCAATTATGTCTATCCCAAAACCCGCAATGAAAAAGTAATGAAGTCTATACTGGATGAAATTATACTCAAGATAAAAAAAAAGCATTTGGAAATAGAAAGTAGTAGCAACACACTTTTTAACAAACCTAAAAAGCCAAAATTCACATTCAAATATTACGAAGCCAATTGTCTAGAACAATTTCTTTTAATGGCTGAAGATTATAGTTTGAACGATTATGATAGAAATGTAATTCTGTTTATCAAAAACAAGTTAAATCAACAATTAGCATGAAAAAAACCATCTACATCGCTGGCAAAGTAACCGGACTTCAACCATCAGTTTGTAAAATCAAATTTGAACGAATGGAGCAAGTTATATCAGCCAAAGGGTATAACGTAATAAACCCTATAAAGCTAATTAACAATCCAAGCGAAAACTGGCATGTAGCAATGGATAAATGTCTTGAAGCTCTCAAAACTGTTGATGGTATTTTTATGATGCCATGCTCAAAAGATAGCCCAGGTGCGCAATTAGAATTACAAACAGCAATTGATTTAAATATTGATATCTATAGTGAAATAGCAGACCTATGAACCAACACACAACATATAGAGCAAAAGGAAAAGACATCGGACTTGAATTTCTTTTTAAATATGATTTAAACGGCAATTTAAGAGAGTTTCATGTTGTTGATGGAATTCTTGACGAAAAGCAAATCAATTGGCTTTTTATGGGCTATTTGCCCCAAGATATCGAAACGTTGCCTTTCACAACTAAGAAAGAATTAAATCACTACTTACTTGTTCGTTTTCCAGCAACAGAAGCAATGTTCAAAGCGATGTGGCTTAATAAAAAGGACATGCTTAAGAAATTTGAAATTGAAAAATCTCCCGCTGATTTATCCTTTGAATCTTTTTGGAAACTATACGATTACAAAGTAGACAAGTTCCAAGCTGAGAAGTATTTCAAGAAGCTAAAAGAGGCAGATATTATAAAACTATTCCTTTCTATACCTGAGTACAAAAAGTTCTGTCAGAGAAAGAATATCGCTCAAAAATATCCATCAACCTATATAACTCAAAGGAGTTATTTAGACGACTATTCAAAACTTTAAAAATAACCGGGAGGCCTAGCAAAATAAAAAACTAACAACATACTAAAATTGGACCGCTACATCCTTCCGGTTTATTAAACGTAAAATTTAAAACAACAATAAAATGAACAAAATTAAAATTGACATTCCGAAAGGACACAAAGCTCTTTTCGATGAGACAAAAGGAGAAATCACCTTTGTTGAATTACCAAAAGACATCAAAGAACGCGTCAATACATTCGCTGATGTACTGAGAGAAAACAACATGACTGAGCAACAGTATCAGGAATTAATTAAAGGGCGTTCTGCTAACACAGCTGCCTATGAAAGCTGTAAACTTATTGTGGCAGCATATAATGAAGGTCAGTTACCAGACTATAGTGATACTAATCAAAGAAAGTATCATCCACGTTTTCAACTTGGTTCTTCGTCGGGTCCCGTGTTTTCGTACCACGACTACGATTTCTGGCGTACGGGCTCGTTTGTCGGTGCCCGCCTTGATTATTTGTCTTATGACAATATGATTGATGCCGTTACTAAATTCTTACCATACTACGAACAATTACAAACATCTTAAAACACTCAAAATGACAAAGAAAAAAACAGAAATCAAAAGCATGGATGAAATCTATGCTTTTCACAACACTACAAAAGAAGCGTTTGAAAAATTTTGCGAAGGCTTAACCAGTGATGAAATTGGCTATCGCGAAGAAAAAATGATTGTTGCTTACTACAATGATGGAAAGCTACCGGACTTTTGCGATGGAACTCCTAAGTATCATCCATGTTTTCAACTTGGTTCTTCGTCGGGTCCCGTGTTTTCGTGCAACGTCTGCGATTACTGGTGTACGGGCTCGGGTGTCGGTGCCCGCCAAGTTTTTCATGGCAAAGATGCTTATGATAATATGATAGATGCGGTTACGAAATTCCTTCCACAATTCGAAAAATCAAGAACTTAATAATCAAAAGAAATGCAAAAAATTAAAAACATACAACAAGCATATGATGCTGATGGTCTTGATGCCAATGCAGTATCAGTAACCGGAATTCCTGAAAGACATATTGAAGCTGTGAAAGCTTTTGCACATTTATGCATGGTAAATGATTTTGTCAATAATGAGTTTAATCCTGATTTTAGTGATTTTACTCAGCGGAAGTACAATCCAGTTGTGCAGCTCGGTTCTTCGTCGGGTCCCGTGTTTTCGTACTACGGCTACGGTTGCTGGGCTGCGCACTCGGATGTCGGTGCCCGCCTTGTTTCGGAATCAATAGAAGCAAGCAAACATATTTTTGAAGCGTTCCCAGAACTCTATGAAAAAATGATGGTTTACCAAAGAAAGATTAAATAATAATACCGGTGGTGCAATGCAATACTGTAGTTCTTCGTCGGGTCCCGTGTTTTCGTACAACGACTACGATAACTGGAATACGAACTCGAATGTCAGTGCCCAAATTGTTACAATAGGCGTTGCAGACCTTGCTCACATAGCAAAAAACAAATTTGAACAACAGTTCTTTAGTAAATAATTGAAAGAGAGCTACAATAACAAGGCATGAAAAGAATAGGCAATTTATACGAAAAAATAATATCACCCGAAAACCTCGAAGCTTCTGAGTTGAAAGCAAGAAGAGGCAAGTCAAATCAGTATGGTGTTCGACAGTTTGATAAAAATAAGGAGTATAATTTAGAGATGCTTCATGAGATTTTAAAATTAAAAACTTATCGAACTTCTGAATATCAAACTTTCAAGGTTTTTGAGCCAAAGGAGCGGCTTGTATTCAGACTTCCATACTTTCCCGACCGTATTACTCATCATGCTATTATGAACGTCTTAGAGCCATTATTTACAAAGTGGTTTACTAATGACACCTATAGTAGCATCAAAGGAAAAGGTATTCACCAAGCTTCCAATAATATAAAAATTGCATTGCAGGACCAGGAGGATACAACTTATTGCCTCAAGCTCGACATCACTAAATTTTATCCAAATGTTAATCATGATATTTTAAAGCACTTGCTACGAAAAAAAATCAAGGACAACGACCTTCTTTGGTTACTTGATGAAATTATAGACAGCGCTGAGGGTTTACCAATAGGTAATTATTTGAGTCAGTATTTTGCCAATTTTTACCTCACCTATTTTGACCACTGGATCAAAGAAACAAAACAAGTGAAATATTACTTCAGATACGCTGATGACATCGTGATACTCTCAAACAACAAACCACATTTACATGAAATTTTATTTGATATTAAACAGTATTTAAATAATAATTTAAAGCTACTGGTAAAGAAAAATTATCAAGTATTCCCAGTTGCCAAAAGAGGGATTGACTTTGTTGGTTATGTTCACTTTCACACGCACACATTACTTCGTCCATCAATCAAAAGAAGATTTGCTAAAGCAGTATCCAAAAACAAAAACAAAGCCACAATCGCAGCCTATAAAGGCTGGACTAAACACGCCAATACAAAAAACTTATTAAAAAAATTATTACCAAATGACAAAATTTAAAGATTTAGGAATAAAAGCTCAACCCAACTGCTTTGTTGGAGACAAAATGAAAATCGATAAAATATTAAATCAAGAAATAAAAGTAACCGGCTTCAAAATCGACAAGTCTACAAAAAAAGAAAACACAGATTACTTAACACTTCAAATAGAAAGGAACGAAACAAAGTTTGTTGTTTTCACTGGCTCTAAAATACTGATGCAAATGATTAAAGAAGTCCCCGAAGATAAATTCCCTTTTACAACTACAATCGTGAAAAATAATGATTACCCAGAATTCACTTAAAAATAAGAAAAAATGAAAAACAATAAACAAATAGAGGCTCTTATCAGTGATGAATTAAAAAGAGCACGAGAAAAATTTCCACAACCCACAAACTCACCACATGAAGGGTTTGCTGTTTTGCTAGAAGAAATTGAGGAAATGGACGAGGAAATGGATATTATAAGAGTTATCAAAGATGTTCTTTGGAAAAATGTAAAGACCGATAACTTAGAGGAGCAAAAAAAGGCATTGGACTTGATGAGAACTCACAATTTTAACCTTATAAAAGAAGCCATTCAAGTTGGAGCAATGATAGATAAGTATAATGAAGATATCTTATCCATTTAAATAAATTTAATTCTTATTTTTAACAACTTAAAAACAACATATATGATAACTCAAGTAATAACACACAAGATAATTGATGAGGCATTATATTACTGGAAAAAAGAAAATCCAAATAAAAAGCCAGAAGGAATTGTTATTCATTTAGATGATTTTAAAGCTTTACGAGACCATATAACTGGAATAATGGCATTGTATCCTGAAAACAATTTTGCGTTATCACCAAAATACAATGGCCTAACGCTAGTAAGAACAACTGATATACAAATTAACACAATTAAAATCTTTTAAAAATGAAAAATCTATTTTTACTATTACTGTTATCTTACGGTTTTACCAATGCACAAAATGTTGAATATTTAAAACATGCAAATAATTGTGATGCTAATTTTGCAAGACAATTTTCGGATGATATTGCAAGCAGTTCAAGAATTAAATATGTTTTTTTTAAGGAACTAAAAACACTTAAAGAAAATTATTCAACATTCATTTATGTACCAATAGACGCAACAGAAGAAGACAAAAAGAGTTTGAAAGCTCATATGGTTTATGGTGAAAGTCAAACAAATTTTGAAAGTGAAGGTAATTTATGTGTTCATTTTTCAATTATATATGAAGGAGCTAATAAAGACCTTGAAATAAAGGGAACGCCTAAATATCAATTTGAATTTGTTCAAAATAAGTTTTTAGATTTATTCGATTTTTGGCAAAAGAATGTTGATCCATTAGCAGACAAAGAAAAAATAACGGCTAAAGGAATAAGTTCAATTCGGAATAATGAAAAAGGATATTGGTACAATTTTTCAAGGTCATCTGATGGCTCTTATTGGTACATTAAAAACTACACGTACAGAATTAATGAATAACAAAAAACCCGCTAATTTGCGGGTTTTTTTATGCTCAAAAACTGGGGTTGCATCGTATTGATATTTTCCTATAACTTTGTGATATGGCTTACAATAAGATTAATTACAATAAAAGAGCACGCATTATAATAGCTCTTTACAAAGCAGTCAAGAACGATGATGTTCCTGATACTGAAATTGTACGTCGTATATTTCCGCAGCATAATGTTTTTTTATCCTATCGCCAATGGATGAATATAAAAGGCACCCCTATACCTTCGGAAATACCCACTAATCAGTTGGCGTTGTTTGCTGAATTTGACCGTTAAAAACAAAAGTAATTTCTCTTTCCTCTTCAGCTTCAAAGCACTCTTCGTGTTCAGTCGTAAAATTGAGTTCTAAAATGCGAAGATTTAATTCATTTTGATTACGGTTTATTGCTTTTGTTCTAGTTAGTTTTCTAAAATAATCCGTCTCCCATTTTTTTAGGATGCCAACCAACTTATGTTTAATCTCATAATAGTCCAAAGCCTTCATTCTAACTGGTAATGGTGCTAAGTTGTAACTTTGACTTTGAACATTGAAAAACAAGGTTATTTTAATGTTATCTAATGCCAAATCATCATCACCCTGAAGCGGACTGTAATCAGTATCCGGAAAATCAACTAGTAGACCAGGAAAACCTGTTGCAACTGCAAAGTTACTTTCGCCCCATTGCCCTAAGTTCTGGTCAACAAATTTAATCTCCGGCATTTTACTTTTAAGCAATGCCTGCAGGTCAATTATAAATTTTGCTTCAAATGAATTCATAGTTTTTTCATTATGTTTAGTAAATCTTTTGATATTTCACGCTCAATGGCTCGGTTTAAAACGGGGCTGTCATTACTTGTAATCGGCATAAATTGGCGCTGCGGTATATCTACTTTTCGAATATGTGATTTAACTCCGTGCTGGCCACTTTTGTGAGTAAGCGTTTGAGTGCGTTCTTTGCCGGTTTTGGTAAATTTTCCTGTGCCTACTTTAGCCTTAGTATATTTATTTCTGGTATGCGCTTTAACCGTCACAGTTCCTTTAAACCCTTCGTTGTGAACTTTGGCATAGGCAATGTTATTTATTATTGTTGCCTGTCCTGGTTGTGAAGTGTAATAGGTTCCGGCACGAAGAGCACCTGTGTTAACCAATGTAGTACCTTTACTCTTGCTTTTTTTCCAACGTTTAAATGTGGCGCCTTGATATCCTCCTGCGCGAAAGTTCCCGTCTATAAACCTCAAAGTAATGTTTCCGGCAGTACTCGAGAATTTTGTCATAGCATACTGCTCAAGCTCGCTAGCTTTATTTTTAAGCAATAATTCAAACTCATGAGGTATCATAATAGAAAACTTTGTATATTTGTAATGGAAAGGAACTCATGCCCCTTAACCGGTTGCGATGAGATAATCAGTTCCAAGATAGCGAAGGTAACCCCTTCGCTATTTTTTTGCATATTCCAGAATACCACGACGCACTTCTTTCAATCGTCGCTCTTCAGTAATTTCATAAAGCGAATGCGCCTCATTATTCCTGGTAATAACCATTAATGCGCCTGTGCCATTATTCAAGTCTTTCGGATCGTAATACCGAATGTATAACTTATTTATTTCACCATTCTTTGGGTCTTTAAAAGACCATACTTCATCTGGCTTTTCAACTATGTTTTTTAATTCAGAGCCAAACTGAAACCGCTTTTCTAATGGATTGTCGTTTATATGCTCTTTAAACTTTTCAGTAAATAAGATGCTCTTACCACTATTGTCTTTTACAATTATGTTTCCATCGTGATTGGCGTTATCTTTCCACCAACCTAGATATTCCGGCATTGACTTTTCACTCCAGCTTGGTAGGTCAGTCCGGGTTAAAATTTTACCCAATCCATCAAGCCCATATTGCTCAAAGCTCAACTGACTTTCTTTTCCTTTACTTGCCTGAAAGTAGGGATGATCATCTTTATAAATTACTTTGCTTACTCCAGGGTTATTAAAAAATAATGGGTCAGTAACGATTTCTTTAGCCAAGCTTCCGGCTTGCGATTCAGTCTTAGTAATCAGTTCTTTCTTTCCTGGTATAATAGTACAACGACAGCCAAAGTCTAACGGTGGCATCATTCTACTCCAAGCCGGGCTGTCTTTAGGTAATGTTATTTTATCAAGTAATTGATGGCTCTCACGTACCCTATTATCCCCAACGGTACTAAACTGCAGATACTCACTTTCAATAGTGTTGAATTTGTTCCCATTGATTGCACTCATCTTAGCGACATTAAACTCCGATTGCAAATACGTGTTATTGAAAAATTTTCCTTCGTTGGCTACTTTTGCTTTGAAGCTATCAAAACTTAAAAGACTTCCTTTTTCGTCAGTCATTAAACTTCTAAAGTGCAACATTTCTGTTAATGACTTAGCAGCAGAGAACTTATAAATGTTTTGGTTTAATTGGGTTGAAAATAAATTCCGATCATCATTATATTCAAATGAAGTACCTCCCAATCCATCGGCAATAGCATCAATTAACTTTTTGGCCGTTTCGTTGTATATTTCGGGATTAAATTCTGCGTTGGGGTCATCAAGAAGCTGCTTGGCGATATCGTTATACAGCGCCTCAAAAGAGTCATCAGCCAAATCTTCCAGATGTATTCCACCACAGACTTTACATGTTGAATCATATAAGTCATTCAGCTGCCCAACTAACGTTGGGCTTGGTCGAAAAAATCGGCTAAGTTTTGAAAGAATAGATTGAGTGGTTTTTTCTTTTTAGTATCTGTCAATCCATCACCAGACTTTTTTACTTTTTTTGTTTTTTGTCCTGGTACTTGTGTTTCTAGTTCTGGTACTACTGGAACCTTGTCGGCTTCCATTTTTGCCTTCAGTTCATCATAATTATCGGGCTTTGGAACTCCATAAGTTTCATAGTAATATTCATCACTAACCGGAACTTTTGAAGATACAAATGTGTCTATTTTAGTTCTTGTTTCTAACTCCGTTAGATCAATCTCTTTTTCGTAGATAAATTTTCCTTCAGTATTAAAACCGTATGACTTCAAAATACTCAAGAACTTATCGCAATTCAATTCGTTTGCAACGTCCTTTAAATCACTTTTAATGATTTCTGCCTGTCCGTCGCTATGCACTTTTGCCTGAGCATAACCAGAACCCTCAGAACTCGAAGTGGTTTCGGTGTTACCAAGTATTGCAATAGCCATTTCGGAGTTACAGGCATCTTTTAAGTTCATCTGAAGCTTTCCGTCACCGTTGGTGTTTTTACCGTCAAGCATTTCAAAGTCGGCTTGCTTTGGTATCATCATGGCTAATGATGAACCGCTTTCGTCAAGTACGGTTTTTAATTCGTTCCGAGTTTGAGTATCGAAAGCATCATACTTTATAACACGCACCGGTTGCCCAAAAATCTCAACGTACTGAGCCCAATCTGCAAAGTTGCCACGTTTGTATATAGCATACATAGAGCACGCCAAAAGCAGCCCTAAATCATTGCTTTTTCCAATAACCCAAACCATTGGTAAATCGTCAATTTTATATCCTGTTTCCGCAGATACACTGTACTGTGATTTTGAGATAATGCCCTTTTCAGGTTTGATGTGTTTACGCGGAATTTCATTAAAACAAAAGTTCTTTCCAATGATGAACTCCACACCAGAAATCCCCCAAATTTTACTTTCCAGTATTTTTGTGATTAACTCTCTACCATGTTTGCCGTTAATTAAATCAGTAACGTCGTCAATTTCCTTTCCGGATTTGTCAACAAACTTCAACGTTTTGTTTAGGACGTTATCAATCCTCTTACGAATGATGCCACGCAGGAAACCATCCATTGAGTAAACATCCCAATAAAGGTCATATAAATCGGCTCTATTAGGAAAGTAAACAGACTCAGCCGATACAATATCAGTCTTTAGTTTTCCAATATCTTTAGCTTGGCGATTAGGAGCAACTAGGGTAATATCATTGATAATGATGCCTTGCTGTTTTGTATCCGGGTTATTCTTTTTAATTGCCATTTTTTAAAATCTTTGAGTTAGTTTTTTGTTTGACGACCAGCTTACTGATGTAGGTTGGCTTTCGTCAACATCTGGTGTTCCCGGATCATCAATTTTGTATGGCCAAGCAGGATTAAGATAACCGTCTCTAATTTCAACCAACCAACCAGGGTTTTCTTTATTGCCAATCATCATTTCATAATCCTCTCGAAACAAATCAACATTAACATTAGGGCTTGATTTACGAACCAACCAATAGGCAGCAATGACTTTGATGCACTTCTTTAAATTTTCATCTACAAGTGTTGGAGCAACAGCTTCAACTCCTTCAGCTGCATCAACACCAAAAAGAGCATTTAAATCGTATTTAAACAAATAGGATTTACAGAAAGCTTCAGCTGCTTTTATTTGAATGACTGTCTCAGTTTCATCACCTCTAGTGATTTCGCCAATGATTTCAGCGTATAACTCGGTTTCCAGTTCTTTAGGTTGTACTAGCATAACTTATAATTTGTATTTGCTGCTTGGTTTTCTTTTTATCATTTCAATACCACCAGTTGCTCTTGTGGCTACTTTATTTTTGATGATGGCCACAGCACCTTCGACACTATCCGGTCCGTCCATAAGCTTTGATTTGATGTTAAAGCTTAAAAATTGAGCCATTAATCGAATCATATGTGGATTATCTTGCTGCGCTTTATTAAATTTCAACTGGCCAAGTCGGTTTAACGGCTCCAGGTTACCTTCAATACGTGAATACTTCTCCGGCTTTTTACGATCGTCCGGACGAATTGGCAGCGCTACTTTTCGCTCTTCGCCAATCCTGAAAATATGTGGTAATAAAACCTGCTCATAAAATGGATCCTGAAGAGTGTTATTTTCTATGTAAATAAAAATAGGATCAACCCCAGCGCTTAAACAAATCAGATAGGCCTCGAATAAATATTCGCAAAAATTGGCGTTGCTCATCTGATCAACCCATGCTTTATGTATGCCGTACTCACGGCCTTTCAGGGACACTATAACAATTGATTTGCTGCTTGCGCTTGCTTTACTGCTTGCGCTGGGACGATCTTTATTTGATGTTGCTGGATCAGCATAAATAACTACATAATCACAATGACGTAGCTGCGGCAAATTATCGACAATAAGCTCCTTGAACGTGTCGCCATTATCCATAGGATTGTTGAAGTATTCTTTTTGTCCGGACTCAAAGGATATCGAACTAAGAACCCTGTCGATTGCCTCTTCAGTATTTTTTTGTGGCCAAGTACTTTTGCCGTCGGTTCCACGAACATTGATAACTTCCCACTTGTCTGCCTTTTTACCCATTTCAGTAATACAGCAGTACTTTGCAATGATGTTACCACAGACAATAAGCAATAAGCCAGCAGAAATAGATCGTGTTGGTATAAGTGCTTGCTCAATCCATTTAACTAATTCTTTTACTCGCTCCTGGTTACGACATAATTCGTCTGTGTCGATATCATCAATTAATATAACGTCCGGACGTTTGGCATCATTTCGGGTACCACGCGGAGATTGTCCTGCTCCGATTGCTCTAAAGGCAACTCCTTTACGTGTTTTGAATTCATTACTTTCCCAAGAACCAATACGCCTTTGAGTTCCATAGTCATTAATTAAACGGTTGTTTCTTTCGAGGTTTGCCTTATATGGTAATAGTAATCTTTCGGCATTGTCAGCACTATTGGAAACTAATAGAATATTACTTTTTTTGTCAGTCATTGTAAGTTTCAGAACTTCCATCATGGTTCGCGCTGACTTTGACAGCTCACGCGCCCAGGAACGAACAATATAAAGCTCTGCTTTTGACATTACCAATTTGGTGGACTTCTTATGAAAGCCTGCTGGTTCACTGGTATAATAGTTTGGAAAATAATAGGCAAACCATTTCTCATCATCAGCCTCAAGCTCTTTAATTCTTTTGAGTTTTTGTGCTGCCGTTTCGGTTATATCAATAGGAGTTGCATTGTCGAGATTTTCGCAATACTCCCGCCATTTTTCTAAATATTCCCTGTCTGTTACTTTCTTCGCCATTTACAGCATCGAGTTTATGAACTCATCTAAATAATTTTTAAAAGTCCGGGCATCGCCCAGGTCTATTTGTTGTATGAAGGTTAAAAGCTTTGTCCCTACTTCTACATATTCACCAAGACCAATTGAAGTTTCCAGACGTTGAATATTTGCTGTTATCTTCGACATAGTATCAGCTTCTTTTGATATAGGAACCGGAGGGGTTCTTTGGGCGATTTCATTATTCATTGCGTCCAATTGATTATACCAGTGGACTAACTGATTTTGGCGTGTAGTCAATAAGCTTTGGCGAAGCTTATCCCAACCATAAAGCTCAATCCACTTTCCAATTGTCTTTTCACTCACACCAACACGCTCAGCAATTTCTTTCGCAGTAATGCGTTCGCTCACATACAAAATGCGGGCGTATTCTCTTTCCTTGTCTTTTGATAAACCCATGTTTTGAGTGGTTTGATTAGGGCAAAATTGGATGAAAAAGCCCCGTAAATAAAAAAGTCGCGCAAGGATTGCACACTTATTTTGAAGCAGTTAGCAAACTGCGGATGTTTGTACCAACAAAATGATTCACCTCATAAATGGCTGACGAGAAATTTAAAAAAATCGACAAAGAATTTTGCATCACTGATGGAACGCTTAACGTATACAAATACCGTTTGCTTACCGCTGGATTAATGCTTAATGAAGTCAAAAAAAATCCAATTGGTTTTTTGATGCATAACCGAGATGAGGGTGTTGCAGTTCGTTGGGAAGAATTTCGAGTTGATGGCGATAAGGTTTACGCCAAACCGACTGTCAATTTATCACATCCTAAAGGTGCTGATATAGTGTCTCAGATTGAAAATGGATTTTTAAATGCGGCATCAGTAGGTAAAATTGTCTGTCTTGCCGCAACGGATGATCCGAGCCTAAAAATAAAAGGTCAGACTGGACCAACAGTTACTGAGTGGTTTCCTCGAGAAATTTCGCTTGTTGATATACCAGGAAACTACAACGCAGTTGCAAATCTATATGACTTGGAAGACAACGAGCTTGACCTTGCAGACTTTGTAAAATTAAAAAACCCAGATATGAGTAAAGTAATGTTAACTGCCGCTATGTTAACGGCGATGAACTTAAGCGACAATTCTACTTCGGAGGATGCTTCAAAAGCTTTTCAGGATTTAGTTGATAACGCTGCCAAAGTTCCGGGACTTGAAAAAGACCTTGCCGATAAAACTGATGAGTTAGGCAAAAAAGAAAAAGAGTTGAAAGACTTGCAGGATTCAACCGTAGTTAAAGAAGTTCAAGACCTTTTGGATGCGGGAGTTAATGCTGGAAAATTAACCGTTGAAACCAGCGCCAAGTTGAAAGAAACTTACGGTAAAAATCCAAAAGGATTGAAAGACCTTATCGATGTTATGCCAGCGCAGACAAAGGTAACTGGTGATGACAAAGACAAAGATTTGTCTGATCTGAAAGACGTTGAAGGTAAGTCTTGGGACGAACTATACAACAATGGTAAATTGGAAGCTATAAAGCAGAAAATGCCTGATTTGTACGCAAAATTGAAAAAACAAAAATATCCTGATCTAAAAGAAGACTAAAAATGGCAAATCCAAAAGTACCACAAGAGTTATGGAGCTCTTACATCGTAGAAAAACTACGTAGAACAAATCCACATATGGCTTTGTGTATTGACGAAAGTCAGTATGTAAAAGGCGGTTCTATTGTTTACTTGCCACAAGCAGGTGCAAGACCGACAACTGTTAAAAACAGAGGTTTCGGAGCTGCTACAGCTGTACAAAGAGCTGATACTGCAGTTATGTATGCGCTTGACGTATTCACAACTGATCCAACTGCAATCACCTGGAGTGAAGCAATGGAAATCAGCTACGAGAAAACCGACTCAGTATTGGCAGATCACACCGATACCCTTGCTGAAGCAGTTGGTGACGAATTGATTTATTCATGGATTAGAGGTGTATCACCAGCCGTTGGCGGTGGAACTACAACCGCTTATATTCCAGTAGCAAGAAGAATTGCAACAACTGGAGCTGATACAGCTGTGAATGCAATTGATGGACAAACAGGAACCCGTAAAGGTTGTACTTATGCTGAATTGGATAAAGCGCAGGCTCAATTCAACAAAGACAATGTGCCAAAAACAGAGCGTTATGCTATGTTTGAAAGTTACATGTTGAAAGAGTTTCAAAACTCTTTGAATGCTAACCAAATGGCAGCGTTCCAACAAACTGCAGACTTGGCCAACGGCATCGTTGGTAGATATGCAGGGTTTACAATTCTTGAAAGAAGTCTTGTATTGGCATTTGCAACAACAGGAACTCCAAGAGTACCTGGAGAAGCATTAGGAGCTACAGACAACTTAGCTTGTTTGTTATGGCAAAAACAAAGTGTGACTAAAGCGATGGGAGATACTGAGTTGTTCCAAGACTTTAAAAACCCATTGTACTATGGTGACATTCATTCCGCTTTAATCAAAATGGGTGGTCGTTGCCGTAGAGAAGACTGGAAAGGTATCGCTGTAGTTATTCAGGGTTAAAACCAATCTTATTTATAAACAAAGCCGTCATTTAACGATGGCGGCTTTTTATCTAAACGCCAGTGCAAAACATAATTGACTTACTAATGGACTTTCTTAAAAAATTCAGTCCATACATTTTGGGAGGCGCAATAGGCTCCATAATTCACAGAATGCGTACAGAGATGTCATTACTTACTTTCTTTAAATCGATTGTTATATCAATATTCATTTCAATATGTGTGGGTATTTTATGCAAGGACTATTTGAAAGTTGAAAATGAGAACATCATTTTCGTAGCGTGTGGAATTTCTGGAACCTTCAGTAAAATTATCCTGGACGAATTAGAGCAAATTATAAAGTTGGCACCCGCATACGTGAAGAAAAAATTAGGAATTACTAAAAACGAAGAGTAAGAATGAGCCATTTATCTGAAAGAGCACTTGCAGTTGCTGTAACTCAATTAGGTGTTACGGAAGTTCCAAAAGGCAGCAATGCAGGACCAGAAGTTGAAGCATACTTAAAGTCTGTCGGACTTGGTAAAGGTTACTCGTGGTGTATGGCTTTTGTTTATTGGTGTACAAATCAAGCATCAATTCAAATTGCATCAAACAACCCATTAAAGAAAACAGCCGGTGTTTTAGATCAGCTGAATTCAAGACAAAGCCTCGTTACGAAAGTTCCGGTACCAGGAGACATTTTTATAATGGATTTTGGCAAAGGGCAAGGACATACAGGTTTTGTAGAGTCAGTAGCAGGAAACATCATTCATACAATCGAAGGGAATACTAACGATGATGGTAGCCGTGAAGGTTACGAAGTGTGCAAACGAGAAAGAAACATTAACACAATTAAAGCATTTATAAGATCATGAAACCAATAAAACTACTACTAACGATATGTTGTGTTGTTTTGGCTATTACGCTGGCTGGATGTAAGAGTTCTGCCGGTGTAATACCGCCAACCACAACTGAAATCAAAAATCTACATTCTGAAAAGGAAATCGTTCATGACACTTTAAAAGTAGTTGAAAAAGATAGCAGTTTCTATCGTGCTTACTTAGAGTGTGTAAATGGCAAGGTTCAAATTAAGCCACCTAAAGAAACTCCTCTGGGAGCCAAACCGCCAAGCTCTCAAAAAGGTAAAAACCTCAATGCGCCAAAAGTCAATATTAAAGATAACGTCCTTGAGGTGGATTGTGTCGCTGAAGCACAGAAAATATTCTGGCAATGGAAAGAAAAATGGATTAGTGATCATAAGGAAACAACAATCAAAATTCCTTATCCGGTTAAAGTTCCATTGTCTGATTGGCAGAGTTTTCAAATATGGTGTGGCCGCATATTCCTGGCATTACTAATTCTGTTTATCGGTGCCGGAATTTTAAGGTACAAAAATATAATTTAATAATCATTTAAAACCTATTTAAAAATGGCAAAGACCAAAATATTATTAGTGTTGGCATTGGACTATTTCACAAGATACCCAGAAAGCCAGGAATGTCACATCACAAGTGATAACCGAATATTTCACCAACAATCAACAGCTGACTCTTTTGCTTTATCGCTAAAAGACAATACTGTAGAATCATTCACGCGTGAGGAGGTTGTGAGTGGAACAGAAGTTGTTGGCGCAACTGGTGCTGAAGATGATGCTCCTATCACTTTAGAAACATTTGATCCAGAAACATCAGACTATGGAAAAGCAAAAGAGTTGTTTAAAACTTTAGGCTTGACAGCAGCGTCCAATAGTAAGGTTGACATTTTCGCAGCGCTTTCAGCAGCTAAAACCGCAAATTCACAAACGTAAACATGGGACAAGGAACAGGAACACCTTCAGTAAGCGTAGATGTAAGCGCTAACAACCTACAACGCCAAATTGATAAAATTGACGCGGTTGGAGCAATTGTTGGTACATCTGCAGCTAACATTGGAGTTGTCAATAAGGTCTATTCATTAACTGACGCAGTTAATAAAGGCTATACTTTGGAAGATGCTCCAAACATCTACAAAGCCTTAAAACTATTTTACAACGAGCTTGGCGGAAGCACTAAGCTTTATGTAATGGGAGTTGAAGAGACAATGACGATTACCCAAATGTTGACAGCAAGTAATGCTAACGGTATCAAAAAACTATTGTTAGCTGGTAAAGACATAACTCATGTTTTTCTAACTCGTAAACCTGTAGATGGATATGATCCTGGAGAAGACTTTTTGGATCAAGATATTCCTGCAGCTTTGTTAGCAGGTAAAACTTTACATCAATATCAACAAACGGTAAACCGACCATTTAGATCTATTATCGATGGTAGATTAAACAACATTACCGCTGATTTATACGAACCAAATACAGCCGATAATACCTATTCAATGGTTATTTTAGGTAACGATGTAGATGGAAATTCATTAGGAGCTTTGGCTTTGGCCAGAACTGTGAAGTATGGTGCTGACGTTAAAATTGGTGACGGTTTAAAAGGACCATTGTCAATTGCTGAAGCTTACATTGGTGATACCAAGATTGAGGACTTTTATCCAGAGCAACTGGATGAGTTTGCAGATGCTGGATTTTGCTTAATTCATCAACGTGATGGTTTAGGGGGTTATTATTTTGCCCGCGATAACATGGCAGGAAACGATGACTTTCATATTCTGGTATTTGGTAGTTTGATTGACAAAGCGCAAAGAATTGCCACCGCCACCAGTACTCCTTTATTGGAAACTAAAGTCAGAATTGCGAGAGACGGAACTATCAACGATGCAGATGCTAAATATCTTGAAGAGCAAGAAACTCACCAATTATTAGCACAAATGGCTGGACAAATTAGCGGAGCTGAAGTAATCGTTCCTACTAATCAAAACCTGATTGAAACATCCAATTTAGGGCAGACCGTAAAAATATTGCCTGACGGCTATTTAACGTGGATAACCATTCAAATGGGACTAACCTCAAACTTATCATAGTATGAATATAAATGTAACATCTTCAGAGTGTGCCTGGGCAAATTTTGAAGTGAAAGTTTTAGGGCGTGTAATCAAGGGATTGCGTGGTTTTGGACTTAAAAAAGAAAAAGATGTTGAAGAGGTTTACGGATCAGGTCCTGACCCTTTAGACTTGAATGAAGGAAACAACAAATATTCTGGTAGTATTAAATTGTTAGGTTTTGAAGTTGATGCCATGAATGCAGCTGCAAAAACTGCAGGTTATGATGATTTAACAGAAGTGCCTCACGAGGTAACCATTTTAACACTTTCATTCAAAAAGAAACTTACTGATCCAATTACAACCTATACTGTTAGGGGTTTGAAATTTACAGAATGGGGAGCAGAACTGGAACAGGGTGCCAAGCATAGAGAAACTACATTGCCATTTAAAGCAATGAGTATTTATTAAAAAAAGCCCCCTTAATTGGGGGTTATTATAATAATTTAAAATTTAAAACACATGACAAAACCATCAAAAGAAGGCGTTTTCTCTAAGAGAATAGCGCAAGAGAAAAAAAAGGAAACAAGAGTTCCTGAATTGACTGCAGAAGTAAAAGAACTTTTTCTTAAAAGATTTACTGAAGTAAAATATAAGGAGTTTGAAACAATGGCTGAGGGTCGAAAATTAATTCACATTAAAGTGGATGACTTACTGGCAGTTTTAAGACCTCCAACCGCTGACGATTTAGGTGAGTACATGATGGCAATTGCTGAAAATGGAATGGCTAAAGCAGGAGCTCAAATCGTAGATAAATTATGGCTCGATGGTGACCTTGATCTAATCCAGGATGAAGATAACTGGTGTTCGGTTTTCCTTCAGATGAGCAACTTGCTGGAGGGCAAAAAAGGAGAGTTTTTTCGCGGTTAGTGAGAGAGGTCAATTAGATGCTCAAAACAACAAAGCAGGCCTAGAATTTATTACGGTCTTTGGCATGATGCAATTTGGAGCAACTGCTCAGAAGGAATGGGGAGATGATGTCTTTTATTATAGAACAGGAATAGCCCTAGAAATTTGGAAGAATAAGAAGCAATCAGAATAATGAACAATACAATTGAGTTTGTTGTACGAATGAAAAACCTTATGGGCGGTGAACTTGGTAAGCTGAGTTCCACCGCTCAAACTTCTTTTGGTAAGATGTCTAAACACGCTGACCAGGTAAACGCAAGAAATAAGGTTTTAAGTATGTCATACAGCGAGCTTGGTAATCGTATTAGAGAAACTGAAAACACAATTAAGAGTTCAAATATACCAAGTCAAATTGCTTTTGCTCGTAAAGAACTGGCTTCTCTTCAGAAACAAGCAAGTAGTCATTCGGGTAATATGAATGGTGGTAGTTCTGGTAGTTCTGGAATACTTGGAGGAGTAACTCTCGGAACAATAATGGGTGGTTTAGGTATAAGAGCTATAAGTTCTGTTGGAAGTGGAATTTCCGACGGTATGGAAAAAGCACATGGCTTACATGCTTCAGAAGCACAGTTGAAAAACACCATGCAAAATAATGGCACCTTCAATCCAGCATTATTTGAAAAAGTAATTAAAGACAGTAAGGAATTAGCTTCGGGGATGAAATTTACATCCGTAGATGTGATTGGTTTACAAAGTCAATTGCGCCTCGTTGGTAACATTGGTGAAAAGGAAATGATTCGAATGACAAAAGCTAGTGCTGACATGGCAACTAAGTTTGACATAGGAATGAGTGAAGCTGGAAATTCAATTGCTAAAGCGGTTAATAATCCAGAGATGTTAAGAAGGCTTGCGATGCAATTAAAAATTGACCCCGCTATTCAGGATCATCTTCAGAAGCTAGCGAAAAGTGGACACGAAGCTCAGGCAAGATTGGAGCTTTTGAGTATTGTAGAATCGAAAGTTGGAGGAGCTGCTAAAGCTGCCTTTGATGCCGATCCTTTGGCTAAATACAATAAAGTAATAGGTTCAATGAAAATGGGACTTGGAGAAGCAGCTATTAGCATTCAATCCGCTCTTGCACCTTCATTAATGAGTATTGCGGAAGGCTTTAAAACAACTTTTTCATACATAGGTACCTTTATAAAATGGCTACAATCAGGTTCAACAGGAGCTAATATATTTTTAGTTGTTATTTCTGGTTTAGGAGCAGCATTTTTAGCATATCAAGCTATAATGGGAGGTGTTGCGTTAGTTACAGGTGTAGTTACTGCAGCACAATGGTTATGGAATGCCGCCTTGACAGCTAACCCGATAGGTCTTATTGTTGTAGCTATAGCAGCGTTGATTGGAGGTTTAGTAATGGCGTATAAAAAGTTTGATGGTTTTAGAGCATTGGTAGATGGTGTTTGGGCTAGCTTGAAACAAATTGGTACTAATATCATGGATATGTTTACCAAAATACCTGATATGGTTATCAAGGCATTTACTCAAATTCCAAAAGCTATTGCAAATGTTTTTTCAGGTGTTGGCGATTTATTTTCTGCCATTTTCAGTGGTAATTTTTCTAAAATACCGGGAATTCTTAAAAACTTAGGTAGTAATATATTAAAGACTAATCCAGTTACTGGTTTAGGTGCTATGGTTTTTACTGAAGCAACCAAAGGTGTTGGAGATGCTTATTCTAAAGCACGAAACAAATCTTTACTTGATAGCAAATTAGCTAAAAAGAAAGAGAAAGAGTCTACAGTTAATCGTACAGCTGCTGCAATGGCTGGTAATAGTTCTGCAGGAGCAGCTGCAGGTGATACGGTTGCAGGTGGCGGTCCTAAAACTGTCAATATTATTGTAAGTAAGTTCTTTGACAACATACAGTTTACCACTATGAATGGGCAAGAAAGCGCAGCAGAGTTGGAGAAAATTGTATTAGAATGTTTGGCAAGAGTTGTCGCTAATGGTTCAAAATTGATATAATGGCAAATACTATATTCGATTTATACAAGCTTTATCAAAATCAGTTTGGTACCACACCTTATTTTATTAAAAATCAACCAGGAACAACCGAGAAAATCGTTTATCAAATTCCTGAAAGTGATCGCAATAAATACTCGATTGATTATACCACGAAGCAAATTGCTTTAAATAAGAAATCAGTATTAGGTAAAGACATTTGGCATCCAGTTACGTTTTGGGAAAGTGCCAATTCTAATATTGAAATTGATGCTTGTACTATTGGTGTCAATTTAGTAAAAACAGTTATTACAACGGCAGTTAGTGAAAGAAAAGGAGCCGTTCATGAAACATTCAACATTGATGATTATCGTTTCAACATAAAAGGTTTTTTGATTGGTAAAAACCGTTTTTTTCCTGAGGATGATATAACAATGCTTAAAAATCTTTTTGAAACGACTCAACCGGTCTTTTTAAAAGGCGGTTATCCAGAATTATTTCTGGAAGAAACTGGCCAAGTAATTATAACAGCGCTAGAGTTTCCAGAGGTTGAGGGTAAAGCGCAGTGGATTAAGCCATTTAGTTTGTCCTGCATTAGTGATTTTGTACAAGATTTAATACTCGAATAATGGGATTTGTAATGACAAGCGACATTACTATTGGCAATTTAAAAAAAGTAAAAGCAGCCAAAGTAACCTGGAAAACAGATGTCACCAGTTTTGTTGATACAGCTACGATTGAATTACCCAGAATTAAATATTTGGTAACTGTAAAAAATCAGACCGAAGACAAGTCTGAAGCCAATGAGCGCCAAGAGTATATAATAAAAGAGAATGATAAAGTTGATTTGTTAGTTGGCTACAATGGTAGAAACACAAGAAGGTTTCAAGGTTTTGTAAAACGAGTAGTGCAAGGAGTTCCTGTAAAGGTTGAATGTGAGGGTTATGCTTATTTGCTTTATGATATCATATTTAATAAAAGCTATGCCTCAGTTACCGTTAAGCAACTCTTGACCGATTTGTGCAGCGGAACTGAGATTAAGCTTTCAAGTGAAATGCCAAATATTCCGCTTCAAAATGTGAGCTTGCGGTTTACTTCAATTTTGATGAGTTGTATGTTGGTACTCTTTTTGGAAAATCGCAACAAACCGTTAAGTTAAAATTAGGTTGGAACACCATCAAAGATGATGATTTTAAGCAACGTGAGATTGATAAAAATGTGAAGATTAACGTCCGGGTTAAAAATGCAAAGGGTGAAGTAAAACGCACGCCGTCGGACTTGAAAAAATACAGTAACGAAAAAGATATAAAAGTAAAAGCCGGAATACCGCAAGCACTTTTAAAACAAATTGTAAACCGTTTGCAGACTACTTCAAATTATCAAGGTTATCAAGGCGACATAGAAATATTTCTTGAGCCAACCTTCAATAAAGGTTATGTGGCTGCAATTGATGGTTTCAAATTTCCAGAAAAGTCCGGAAATTATTTTGTTGAAGCTGTGAAAGGATCATTTAGTAAAAGTGGTGGCAGACAAACAATAACATTAAGCTTTTTACAACAACTATGACAACGTTTGCTACAGTTAGAGAGGGTTTTAAAAAAATAGCTGAAAGTCATGGCCCTGCTGTCAGCAATATTGCAAAAGTAAAATCGGTTAATGAAACTAAAGCAACTTGTGTCATGGAAGATGAAGACGGACAAGAAATATTTGACGTAAGACTTAAGCCGGTTCTGACAGATAGTAAAAGTATTTTGATACTGCCAAAGGTTGGAAGTTTTGTGTTGGCTGTCCGAGTTGAAGACGATGACGACTGGATGATTATCGGTTATGAAGAAATAACCAAAATAGGATACTATTTAAATGATGTTGAAATTGAATTTAAAGAAAAGGTTCATGTCAAAGCAAACGGACAAAATCTGGCCACTTTAATTGATGACTTATTTACGGCGATTGGAAATATGTCATTTTCCACTCCAGACGGAGTAACAACAGCGCTTATAAATGCAACAGAATTTGAAGCTATAAAACAACGGTTTAACCAATTGCTAGAATAATGATAGGAATAATTTTAAACGAAAACTTAAGGCTGCAGCTGCAAAATGGTTCTTTGGTTATTGGTGATACTACTTACCAAAATCAGAAGCTTTTGTTGTTGGCCGAAAAGGGAGAGTTTAAGTTTCGTCCGATGAGAGGTGTTGGTGCCAAGCGATTTATTGAGACCTCAAAAGGGGATGAATTGGCTAGGGAAATTAGAACGGAGTTTATCACTGATGGAATGACTGTGAATAGTATTAAGATTGATAGCCCAGGTGAATTAATAGTTGATGCAAATTATGGTAGTTAGTGTATTATCGAATCAATCTATATATGATATCAGCATTCAAGTAACCGGAACTGCAGACAATGCTTTTTTGATTGCTAAGGCTAATCAAATTGCAGTTAGTGATAAGCTTACTAATGGTCAACAATTAGTTATACCGAATGTTATTACGAAGGATGCAAAAGCTTTGCAATATTATGCGGCCAGAAATATTATTCCGGCAACTGGATTAAATAATAGATCACAAAATCAAGAAATATATGGTTTTCCCGAAGGTGAATTTCCATTTAGCTTTTAATAACAATGAGTAGAAATAAAGCACAAATAAGAGAACTTGTCAAAACGGCTTTTGTAAATGATCCTGGGAATATTGCATTATATTCTTTGGTGGCTGGACAAACGTTTGACGAACAATTTTCGACCGCATCATTAGAGATGATCACAATTGAAAATTATGTGAATTCATTGTTTGAACACGAGCAAATTGTTAGTGCTAATGCTGCTAATTCACGACCTCAAAACTTGCCAAATTTTATAGAGACTATTTTAAACTTTCACGATGGTTTGCCATTAGTATGGTTAGAAGGGCAGTTTCAGTATGATTTGAGTGCTGTTGATAATCCTGACACTTTAAAGTTAGTTTCGCGTTGTGCGGTTCTTGAAAGTGAAGACGGAGAGCTTGTGGTTAAGGTAGCACACGATAATAATGGTAGCCTTGAACCTTTAGCGGACGATCAAGCTACTCGTTTGGTTTTTTACTTGAAGCAAATGAAAGTACCAGGTGTAAAAATTCGTTTGATAAATCAAGAAGCAGATTCTCTTAAAACTACTTTAAATGTTTATGTAGATCCGTTGCAAATTGATTTAATCACTGGCAAGCAATTGAATACTACAGAAACTATCTATCCTGTTAAAGTAGCCATTGCTGAATACTTGCGAGCTTTAGAATTTAATGGCGCCTTTGTAACTAATTTTTTCACAAAAGCCATTGAAGATAAAGCAGGAATCAATTTGTGTGAGGTTGAATTAATACAATGGAAGTATGCTGATTTTGACTTTGAAGCTGTAACAGGTTGGAAAGTTGCTCAAGCCGGACATTTTAAAATTGAAGATGCAGACTTAACCATAAATTATTTGCCGTATGCTTTGGTCAACAATTAATATCAACACAGCATCAAAGCTGTACTTGCCTACTTTTTTAAGAGATGGTCAAGTTCCGTTTTTGAATGCTTTGAATTTGACTTTACAGACTATTGTTGATGAAACGCTGTATAAGATGCAGCACAATGGCACCAAGATTTATCTTGAAAAAATGTTGAATGAGTCTTTTGCTGTAGCAGGTTATGATAACCAGAACCATGAGGTCACAAAGCTAATTTATATTGACGATATACCCGAGGTACCACAGTTATATGTGTGGCAGGATTTAGAACCCGACAGTAGCTTTTTAGAAGATGATGGTGATGACAATGAGAATGATACTTTCTTGGATGGAGATAGTGAAGCTACAGAGGCTTATAGTTGGATAATTTATATGCCTGACACTATAACCTTTGATGAATACAGCTTGAGAGCTTTGGTAGATAGCTACCGATATATTGGAAAAAAATATACAATTGAAATTTATACACCATGAATTTAATAGATTTTACAAAAAACGGAGGTTACCGCTTTAAGCAATTTACATTGCGAAAAATGCAGGAGGCTTATATACTAATATTGAAAATGTTTGTTGACTTCTGTAATGTTCCGGAAGTTGGAAACTTTATCATTAGCGGGATGAAAATTTCAGGCGCTAACATAACTGCGGGCTATTGTTATATAGATGGTGAGTTATGTCGATTTGAACAGACAGCCGGTACATCGGCCACGTTGATTAAAAAAAATGTTGTCATTCAATCGTTGGGCTTTAAAAATGGGAATAACGAAAACGTCTTTAGGTTTGTTAATGCTCAGGTTGATTTGATTGATGGTGCTGCTCTTTCTGATTTCACAAGAGTTTCTCCTGTATTTGATGGTAACTATGTTCATACTGACAATAATTATTCGAATGCTGCCTCTACAAAGCTCGCTAATATTGAAGCTGGCGCTCAAGTAAATATTAAACCAAGTTGGACGGCTCCTGCTGGAGCTGCTAATGAAGTGCTGAATAAGCCTAATATCATTAATGTATTGCATACTGGTAGTTCTATAGCAATGGGTGACTTTCCTAATGACACGGTTGAAACTAGAGTGATAAACTTTCCGGATGTGGGGACTGAGAATTACATGGTGATAGGACAATTTAAATCTAACAATTTACCTATTGGTGGTAATGACCCGATAGTATGGACTTACAGAGTGATAAACTCCTCAAGCTTCAGTTTGATGGGGCGTGAATTTGGCGGCACTCAAAACGTATCGTTTAATTATATAATAGTAGCTGTATAATGAAATATTTCAAAGCTTTTAAAATAGATGTTGCTCCATTCATTCAATGGGATTTGTGGGCACATAGTAAACAAGAAATTGATGCAATGGGTGAATTATCTAACCCATTAATATTAGCGGAGGAAGATATTCCGACACTAGAACATAATGCTTGTCCGCTTAAAATTGTAGATGGCTCACTTGAAAGTAGAACGAGTGAAGAAATGGATGCAATTCGTGTGAGTGATAAAATTAAGCAGGGGCTTAACTCGCAAAAATCAAAAATCAACGTTGTTAACTCGAGCAGTTTTACGTACAATGATTATGAGTTTCCGATGGATGAAAGCTCGAGGCTTTATTATCAAAAAATTGATAAATCCCCGGCACATGACTATCGTGTGTTGACCACGCAAAATGATATTTATACATTAACGGCCAATGAACATGTTGCTGATTTTATTAAAGAATACTATAACAAATTAGAAGAAATTTTAAAACCTGACTAATGGATTCACAAGTTTTTTTAAATATAGAAGACAAAGTAGATAGCGCTGCTAAGTTAGCTCAAACCATAGGAAAGCCTCATAATCAATTTTTATTTGCATCAGAGTTTAATAGCATGAAGCGATATGTTAATCTCTTGCGTTATATGATAATCCTGAATCGTCATAATATATATGATATTCTTGGAAATAATACTAAAGTTGAATTAGGAATCATTACAGGAAGCTTTATTACAGCTTTGAATTTTTTAAATCCTAGTAACTATTTATCACCGGTATTAATTACTTATACGATTGATGGCGTTGATTATGTACAGGCATTTGTTGGTGATAATAGAACTTATGGTATCGGCGAAGCTCAATTCATCGAATCTGATTTTTTATTGCTATATAAAAGTGACAATCAGCCGATTTTAGCTAAAAGAATCTTCAAAGCTTATGTTACTCAAATCGGCACGAATGCTCCAGAAATTGGATTGATTTTAGAAAATGAGATGAATATTATTCCAATATGTGGATTTTCTTCGACGGGTAATTTTTTTATTGAATTTCCTGATCTTTATCAATCTGGTACTAATGAGGGTAAATTAATAGGTAAATTTTATCCAAGTTATGGAAATAATCAATATGGTAGTTATTGTTGGGGCATTTCTGCTAATTTTCCAAATAGCTCGATGTTAAATATAACGACAACTCGCTTATTAACGATTGGACCATACATAGCAGGCAGTCTTACAAACGGAGTTCTTAACGGTGTAATCGAAATTGAAGCTTATATATAATTATGCGAGTAACAATTAATCCATCTATTGCGGCGGAAGTCAATATTAATCCTATTGGTGAAAAAGAAATAGTTCCCATTTACTTTACCGCAAGTGAAAATTGGGTAGGAACTTATGATTTTTGCCTGTGGAATTCTGATAAAAAAAATACAAAAACTACGCTGCCTGGCGCAAACCCAATTGTTATAGTTGAAAAGCTTATGACGTTAACGATTGATCCAACAGCTCAGGCAATAATAGCGAATGAGTATTATTATGAGATAACGAAAGTTGAAGATAAACGTGTCGTTTTTAAAGGCGCTTTAAACATTATTAAATAGTGGATGTAATTATAACAGCTGATGCGCCAATGAATGTTACCGTTAGTTGTGACAAACCCGATATCATTGAGGTAGTTGGCGCGGAACCGGTTAATGTTTCGGTAACCATTACAAGAGACGGTAAATCGGCATATCAGTCAGCTGTTGAAAATGGCTTTATTGGTAATGAAGCTGAATGGATTAACAGATTAGAAAATGTTGACGGAGGATTAATTTTTTAAATAAAAAACATGAGTAATATTATTAAAATCAAAGGAAAATTAACGACTGGTGCGCCTGCATTGACAGACTTAGCCGTTCGTGAGATGTGTTTTGTTGTACCGGACAATGCCTTTTATATCAAAAAGGATACAGGAACGATTGTTGGTCCATTTACGGTAAATTTATCAACAGGTGACATGACTAAAGCAGTTTATGATACTAATAACAATGGCAATGCAGATACAGCTGATAATGCTTTGAAGCTAGGAGGTGTTTTAGCATCGAATTATGCCACAACAGCAAGTGTAACTGCTGCAATTAATGCTTTGGTTAATAGTGCTCCTGGAGCACTTGACACATTGCAAGAATTAGCGAATGCTCTTGGTAATGATGCTAATTTTGCGGCTACTATTACTACTGCTTTGGGTACAAAATTAGACGCAAATTCGACGATTGACGGAGGTACATTTTAGACGATGGCTAATATAGTTAAGATATTATACTCTAATACGACAGGTCATATACCAAGCTCTTTGGTAAATGGTCAGATTGGTGTTAACCAAGCGGATAAATTATTATTTTATCCTGATGCTTTAGGTGCAGTAAAGTCTCTGAGTTTAAATATTTTCAATTATAAAAATATTACTTCGTCTACTACTTTAACAGGTACTCTTTCGGAAACGCAGTTATTGCAGGTTACCATTCCCGCTAATACATTTGGTTCATCGGATATACTAAAAATACCGGAGTTAACTTTTGTTAATGGGGGCTCTACTAGTGGAATCACTTTTAAAATTAAATTATCTACATCCAATACTATGCCGAGCGGCACGACGGGACAAATTGCCACGTTTCAAGCTTTATCGACTTCTTTGGTTACGAAGATGAATAGAGTGTTTACTATAAAATCGGGAACAATACAAGGGGTATCATTTACAACTTCATTAGCGAATGATAATGGTAATCAAACGGTGACTATATCCTCTCAAGCTTTTGATCCTACGGTGGTGAACTATTTGTATATCACCGCAACGTTAGCAGTAAGTACTAATACCACTTACTTAAATAGTATTCAAATCACAAATATATAAACTATGAGAAACTGGAAAACATCACTTACTGGATTTTTTTTAGCCATTTTATTGGCAATACAGCCATTGGCAGAAACGGGAACTTTTGATTTAAAAAGAGACTGGATGCGATATTTAATCGCAATTGGGATTGCAACTTTTGGTTTTTTGTCAAAGGATCATGACGTAACCGGAACTGCTTAGTTCATAGGAGGAAAAAAGTCCTCCAACATTTAAAAAACTTCTCAGGGAATTTTAAATTAAGCATCAAAGCCACCGTTGGAGGACATAAGTCTTCTGATGGTGGCTTCGCTATTTTATAAAATCCCTGAGAGGCGCAAATATAAAATAATAATCATCAATCATCAATCAAAAACATGAACAAATACCATCAAATTTTGACTAAAATAGTCAATAAAGGTAAACATCAGGCTAACAAAAAAGGAGCTATTACTTATCTGTTGAACCAAGCTCTTGAACTAAAGCCAATTGACTTATTGGAGCTGTTTGAAGGGCATGCGCTAGTAAAGAAGAAACTTAAGGATGAACTGAACTTATTTATGAGTGGAGAACGTTCGACAGAAGCTTATCGGAATATAGGCGTAAACTGGTGGGACTATTGCGGTCCTATATTGGTTAACAGCTATCCTACTTACTTTGAGCAGTTGCCAAAGCTTATTGAGAAGATTAATAGAGAAAAGCGGCCATCTAAGAATTATGTTTTGTTTCTTGGTTCTACCAACACCGAGAGCAATCAGCAGCCGTGTTTAAGCTTAATACAGTTTCAAATAGAAAACAATAAGTTGGTTGTTACTGCTTATCAAAGAAGCTCGGATGCTTCGCTTGGTTTACCTTGTGACATATATCATTTGTATCTGATTAGTAAACAAATCGATGTTCAGCTCAAGAGCATAACGTTGTACTTGGGCAACGTTCATATTTATGAAAATAACTTCGAGGCAACAAAGGAATTGCTCGAAGGGAAATCACCAAAATTTAACCTTAACGTTGGGGCATAAATCACCCTTTGAATACACTATAAATATACAAATCATCAATCAATTAAACAAATTTTAAATCAAAAAAATGCAGAAAAAAAGCAGAAAATTTAACACCGCACCGCTGCCATTTATGGGGCAAAAAAGAAACTTTTTGAAAAGTTTTGTCAGCGCATTAGAGAACTATCCGCCTGAGGCTGTTTATGTGGATTTGTTTGGAGGTTCGGGGCTATTGAGCCACACCGTTAAGCAACATTACCCAGAGGCAACAGTTATTTATAATGATTTCGATAATTATTCCCTAAGGCTTCAAAATGTAGACAAAACCAATGCTTTGTTGGCTGATTTACGGGTGATTTTAGACGGGTATCCAAAAGATAAAAAAATTGATGCACCCTATAAATCGGCTATCATTAAGCGATTGGAGCAGGAAGATAAGGCGGGTTTTGTTGATTGGATAACCGTTAGTAGTTCGATATTGTTTAGTGGTAAATATCATTTGAACCTGGAGGAGTTCCAAAAAGCAACTATGTATAATACTATGCGGATGAGTGACTATAACGCTGATGGCTATCTTGTGGGTGTTGAGCGTGTATCAGATGACTATAAGAAAATATTCCAACAGTATAAGGATAATGAGTGTGTGGTGTTCTTGGTTGATCCTCCATACTTATCGACTGACACCACGCCATATAAAGGCTATTGGAAGCTGGCTGACTATTTGGATGTGCTGACAGTTCTTGATGGGACTAGGTTCTTTTACTTCACAGTAACAAGTCATCCATCATTGAGCTGTGCGAGTGGATTGAGAATAGTACAGTTGGTAACCCATTCAAAGAGGCTAATAGGTCGTTTGTTACGAACTCTGTGAACTTTAATTCAAACTATACGGATATCATGGTGTTTAAATAGTGTAGAAAAGCCCTTTAAACATCATTTAAAGGGCTTTTAAATTATTATGGTATATTTGTTCCAATGCATCATAAAAAAAGGAAATTTCGTTTTAAAGTAAGGGAAATTTCGTTTTTGCGATTATAGTCAGTATTTTTTTGTCAAAGGCGTAATGAAAAGTATTGTGGTTTATACTAACGGAAGCTAAAGTATC